GTGAGAAGACGGGTGCTTCTTTAGCGATAGTGAACATTAAGCAGGTGTTAGAGGAGCTAGACGCGCAGGTTATTAAGGATACTGACCAACTGCGGCGTTACATCACTAACAAACTTATCCAGATTTCTAACTGCGGCGTGTCTAAGGAAGAGTTACGGGCATTGGAATTGCTTGGGAAGATTTCGGATATTGGTCTTTTTGTGGAGAAAAGCGAAATCAAAGTTACGCATACCACTTCGGCGGCGCTTGAAAGTTCGATTAAGGAGCGAATTGGACGTTTGTTAGAGATGAGCAAGCCAGAAGAAGTTAAGGAGGAGGTGATTGAGGATGCGGAGTATGAAGAGGTATCCGATGAGAGGGTAGAGGAGTGAGTTTGAACTTTGATTTGGACGAGGAGACGCTTGCGAACCTTCTTAAACTTCTTCCCACTTTGTCTGAAACCGAGCAACGGAGTTTGCTTCACGACTTAAACCGGCTGGAGGAGATAAAGAGGCGGGAGAAGTGTCAGAAGGAGTTCATTCCGTTTGTGCAGCGGATGTGGCCGGGGTTCATTTCGGGTCGGCATCACAAGATTATGGCCCGTGCGTTTGAGAAAGTGGCCCGTGGGGAGTGCAAACGCCTCATCATCAACATGCCCCCTCGGCATACTAAGTCGGAATTTGCTTCTTATCTACTTCCGGCGTGGTTTTTGGGTAAATATCCCGAGAAAAAGGTCATTCAAACGTCTCACACGGCTGAATTGGCCGTAAATTTTGGTCGAAAAGTCCGAAATTTGGTGGATGAGGAGAATTACAGGGATATTTTCCCCGAGACTGTGTTGCAAGTGGACTCAAAGGCGGCTGGGCGGTGGAATACGAGCAAGGGGGGCGACTATTTTGCGATTGGTGTTGGCGGTGCGGTGACGGGTAAGGGTGCAGACCTTTTGATCATTGACGACCCGCACTCAGAACAAGAGGCGACCATTGCCGAAACCAACCCCGAGGTCTACGACAAGACCTATGAGTGGTACACATCAGGCCCACGACAGCGGTTACAGCCGGGCGGTGCCATCGTCATTGTGATGTGCATGGTTGGGGACACCGACGTACTGATGGCAGACGGCACCACGGTAAAACTTAAAGACATCCGCCCCGGTAATAGGGTAGCGACGTATGAGGACGGGAGGATTACCACGGCGACGGTCACCAATTGGCAGTCAAACGGTGTTGATGAAGTATTTACAGTACAAACACAATCTGGCAAGCTCCTTACTGCCAACGAGAGACATCCGTTTCTTGTGGAAATTGATGGAGAGCGCAGATGGATACGACTAAAAGACCTCAAACCGGGGATGTCACTTGTCTCAACGAGGGATGCAACCGGCCACCTAGATCTAAAACGAAACCCGGTTTGTGCCACCCTTGCCAAGCAAGAGAAGCCTATCACCGTAAAAACCCTAACGCCCCCTACAAACCTATTGGGTTTCACGGGAAGTGGAAAGGTAAAACGTGTGTTGAAGAAGACTGCGGAAAGCCTGTTCACTGCAAAGGACTATGCGTCGAGTGCTACCGCAAGCGGTATTGGGCATCAGGTGGGGGGCGTCAGACTCCAGCCGCTAAACGAGGACACCGCATCAAATCTCGGTACGGCATCACTGTGGAACAATATGACGCGATGGTTGCAGAGCGTGGAAACCGCTGTGATGTCTGTGGGCAACCGCCTACAGAGTCTAATACCCGCGCCCACTGGAACGGAAAGCTATGTATCGACCACGACCACGATACCGGAAAAGTTCGTGGACTCTTGTGTAACGACTGCAATCTTATGGTCGGATACGGTAAAACCCCCCATGCTTTGCGGAGAGGCGCTGAATACTTATTGCGTCACTCTTGATGCTATTACGTCAATCACACCTTCCGGACGGGAGGAAGTCTTTGATGTTGAGGTAGAACGGACGGAAAACTTTATTGCCAATGGAGTAGTGAGTCATAACACGCGATGGAGTAAGCGTGACCTGACCGCTCAGGTGCTAAAAGCGGCGGCGATGCGCGAGGGGGAGGAGTGGGAGGTGATCGACTTCCCCGCCATCATGCCCAGCGGCAAGCCGTTATGGCCCGAGTTCTGGCCGTATGAAGAGTTAGCAGTGCTGCGGAGTGAGTTGCCGCATTCCAAGTGGATGGCGCAGTACATGCAAGACCCGACGAGCGAAGCGTCGGCAATCATCAAGCGTGAGTGGTGGAGGGTTTGGGAGGATGAAAATCCCCCTCAATGTGAGTTTGTGCTCATGTCGTGGGATACGGCGTTTGAGAAGAATAATCGTGCGGACTACTCGGCCTGCACCACTTGGGGTGTGTTTTATTTGGATGACGATGGGAGTGATTGGGAGGTTAGTAAAGCGGAACGTGGGAAGCCGCAGGCTAATATTATCCTCCTCAACGCATTCCGTGACCGGATGGAATTTCCTGAGTTAAAGCGGGTAGTAGTCAGTCAGTATAAGGACTGGGAGCCTGATGGGGTAATTATTGAGAAAAAGGCGTCCGGTGCGCCACTCATTTATGAGCTTCGTTCGATGGGTATTCCTGTACAGGAGTTCACGCCAACCAAAGGTAACGACAAGATTTCCCGACTTAATGCTGTATCCGATATTTTTGCTTCTGGTAGAGTATGGGTGCCGGAGACGCGGTGGGCAGAGGAAGTGATAGAGGAAGTGGCGAGTTTTCCTGCTGGCGACCACGACGACTACGTTGACTCGGTGTCTATGGCGATGATGCGGTTTCGTCAGGGCGGGTATATCCGCACGACGTTGGACGAGCCGGATGAAGAGATTTCCCTGCGGTATCGCAACCCTAACCGCAAACCGTATTATTAAGAGGATCGACAGATGGGCGACGAAGAGATGCAGATTGAAGTCGAAGTAATTGACGACGGTTCCACTTTGCCGGGAGAAGACAACACCCCGCCGTCCGGTGCCGAGTTTGCCCTTGCGGAGCTTCTTGGGGAACCCATCGAGGACGAAGACTCACCGGAAGTTGAAGAGTTTTACAAGAACCTTGCCGAGGACATGGACGAGGGGACGTTGAACTCCATTGCCGGCGACTTGTTGGAAGCGTTCGACGGCGACACTGCTTCGCGCAAAGACTGGTTACAGACTTATATTGACGGGTTGGAGTTGTTGGGATTGCGGATCGAGCAGCGCACTGAGCCGTGGAGTGGTGCGTGCGGCGTGTTTCACCCGCTTCTTTCAGAAGCCCTCGTTAAGTTCCAAGCCGAAACCATCATGGAGACCTTCCCGCCGAGTGGGCCGGTGAAGACGACCATCATTGGTAAGGAGACGCCGGAGAAAAAGCAGGCGTCGGTCAACGTAGCGGCGGATATGAACTTCCAGTTGACGGAGGTCATGACTGAGTACCGGCCCGAGCATGAGCGGATGTTGTGGGGCTTGGGGCTAAGTGGTAATGCGTTCAAGAAAGTGTATTACGACCCGGCGCTAGAGCGGCAGATTTCTCTGTACGTTCCTGCGGAAGACCTTGTGGTGCCCTACGGCGCTTCCAACCTCGACAGTGCGGAACGTGTAACTCACGTTATGCGGAAATCCAAGAATGAGGTCATCAAGCTGCAAGCCAGTGGGTTTTACCGTGACGTTGACCTTGGTGAGCCGACGCGGGGCAACCTTGATGAGGTAGAGAAGAAGATTGCGGAGAACATGGGCTTCAGTGCCACGAGCGACGAGCGGTTCAAGATTTTAGAAGTGCATGTGGATTTGGATTTGTCGGAATACGACGAGAAAGACCCCGAGGCCGACAGCGATGAGATGGAGATGGGCGGTATTGCGCTGCCTTACGTCGTGACCATTGAGAAGTCCACCCAAACTGTCCTAGCAATCTATCGTAACTGGGCACCTGACGATGAGAAAAAACTTAAGCGAGAACACTTCGTTCATTATCCCTATATTCCCGGCTTCGGGTTTTATGCGTTCGGTCTTGTGCATCTGTTGGGTAGTTTTGCTAAATCAGGTACTTCTCTTATTCGTCAACTCGTAGACGCGGGCACACTGTCCAACCTACCGGGTGGGTTCAAGACGCGAGGGATGAGGATTAAGGGGGACGACACGCCCATTTCCCCCGGTGAGTTCCGTGATGTTGATGTGGCCTCTGGCACCATCAAAGACAACATTATGACGTTGCCGTACAAGGAGCCTAGCCAAGTCCTCTTCACTTTGATGCAGAATATTGTGGATGAGGGGCGCAAGTTCGCCAGCACCACCGACCTCAACGCCTCGGATATGTCCGCACAGTCTCCGGTAGGCACCACGTTGGCTATTCTTGAGCGCAGTCTGAAAGTCATGTCGAGCGTCCACAGTCGCGTGCATTACGCGATGAAGAGGGAGTTGCGCCTTCTTGCCGCCATTATTCGCGACTTCACTCCTGACGAGTACGACTACGAGCCGGAAGAGGGTGGTAGGAAGGCTA